GACGAGTTCGAGGCGCTGATGGGCCCATGAGCACGCTCATCTGCGACATCGAAACCTATCACGGGTTTTTCCTGGTCGCCTTCAAGCGGGCCGAGGACGGCAAGATCCGCACCTTCGAACTGTCGGATCGATCCACGATCAATCGCGACGTTCTACGATCGATCCTCAAACAGAATCGCATCGTCACTTTCAACGGCATGACCTACGACATGCCTCTCATCTGGTACTATCTGGAGGGTGCCGACAACGCCGCCCTGAAGCTCGCCAGTGACCGCATCATCAATGGCAACGTGCGCTATTGGGAAGTCGAACAGTTGCTCGGCATCCAAATTCCGCGTCTGGACCACATCGATTTGATCGAGCCGCAGCCGAACGCCTTCGCCAGCCTGAAGACGCTGAACGGCCGGCTTCACGGCCCCCGGATGCAGGATCTCCCGATCGCCCCGGATGCGCGGCTCACGCACGCCGATATGGACCTGCTGACGAGCTACTGCATTAACGACCTGGACGCGACGCATCGGCTGTTCGACGCCCTGGCCGAACCTCTCGCGCTGCGGGAAGCCCTGTCGAAGGAATACCGGCAGAACTTCATGTCGAAGTCGGATTCCCAGATCGGCGAGCAGATCGTCAAGCGTCGTGTCGAGGACATGACGAAAGAGAAAGTGCAGCGCGTCGAGACGCCGGCGGGCACCAGCTTCCGCTACAAAGTGCCCGTATATATGCAATTCGAAACTGCCGAACTGAAGGCCCTTCTGGAGCGGCTGCACAGCACGGAGTTCTTCGTCCAGGACAACGGCAAGGTCGATCTGCCGGCATGGCTGTCGTCGAAGTCGCTCATGATAGGCACGACGACCTACGCCGTTGGTATCGGCGGCCTGCACAGTACTGAATCGAACCGGGCGGTTTACTCAGACGAGGATAATCTGCTGATCGACTGGGATGTGTTAAGTTTTTATCCGGCCATCATCCTCGGGTCGGGGCTGTATCCTAAGTCGCTCGGGCCGGAGTTCTTGGAGATATACAGCAGGATTCGTGATGAGCGGATTGCAGCGAAGGAACAGTCGTCCGATAAGACGCGATCTAACCATGACCGCCTGGTCGCCAAGACGAAAGCGGAAGGAGGCAAAATTCAATTGAACGGTGTATTTGGTAAGCTCGGCTCCCCGTATTCCGTCCTCTATGCCCCCTATCTGCTGATCGCCGTCACGCTCACCGGCCAGCTCAGTATCCTGATGCTCATCGAACGGGCCGAGGCCGCCGGGATTCCGTGCGTCAGCGCCAACACTGACGGCGTGGTCTTCCGGTGCCCGCGCGACCGGATCGACGAACTTAACCGCATCACGAAACAGTGGGAAACCGAGACAGGCTTCGTCCTGGAGTCGACGCCGTACAAGGCGCTCTACTCGGCGTCCGTGAACACCTACATCGCCGTCAAGGAGGACGGCAAGGTCAAGCGCAAGGGCACCGTGGCGAACCCTCGCGCGGACGACGACATGCGCGGCCAGCTTATGAAGAATCCGAATGCCGTGGTCTGCTCCGACGCCGTGGTCGCACTGATCGCGAAAGGCACGCCGATCGAAGATTACATTAGGCAGTGTTCCGACGTCCGGGATTTCGTGACGGTGGTGAACGTGAAGGGCGGGGCCACCTGGCGCGGCGAGTACCTGGGCAAGGTCGTCCGCTACTATTGGGCCACGGACGGCGAGGAGATCCTGTACAAGATACCCCACCCCTCGACGGGCAATTTCAAGCGGGTGGCGAAGACCGAAGCGTGCCGGCCGCTCATGGAACTTCCCGAGGGAAACGCCCTGCCGCCGGACATCGATTACGCGCGGTATATCCACGAGGCCGAGGAAATCCTGAAGGACGTCGGCATGGTCGAACGGCCGCCGGATGTGAAGCCGCTCCGGGTGTTTAAGTACAACGCGACTCTAGGGTTCGCGTTCGCGGTATGAGGGCTGTGGGTGCTCGGGCCGTAGGTGCCGCCGACTGTGACCAGTACGTCGGGAAGCCGTCGATGTGGTTTTCGCCGACGGCGGACTACCGCCGCTGGATCGCCCAGCAACCGTCGCTGCTGAGAGAACTGCCGGCCTTGCGGGGGCAGCGCCTCGGCCACGCCGAGGGCGAAACGCATGCCGCGATCCTCGCCGAACTGGCGAACGCCCTGCCTGATGACGTCGATGAGTTCGAGGCGCTGATGGCCGGCTGATGACCCCCCGCGAAGCCTTCCTGTTCAGCGTCGCGACGCTCACGCCCGAGGTGATGTACGCCGTTGTGCCGCTGCGAGACGGCGCCACGGTGCCCCTGCGCGACTACCAGGTCGACCTGATCCGCAGGGTCGCCGCGGCGATGCGCCAAGGCTACCGGCGCGTGCTGGTCGTGCTGCCGACCGGCGGCGGCAAGACGCAGATCGCCGCTGCCATCCTCGCCGCGTCGCGGGGCACGTCGCAGTTCATCGTGCATCGCAAGGAACTGATCGCCCAGACCTCGGCGGCGTTCGAACGGGCTGATATCCCGCACAGCTTCATTGCGGCCGGGTATCCGATGTCACTCGACGCCGATGTGACCATTGCGGGCGTGCAGACGCTCGTGAACCGGCTCGACGGGTTGCTGCCTCGCAACCTCATCATATGCGACGAGGCGCACCACGCGACCGCCCGCTCGTGGGACCGGGTTCTCGGCCACAGCGACGAGTCCTTCGTGATCGGGCTCACAGCGACGCCACAGCGCCTCGACGGGCGCGGCCTCGACGATCACTTCGACACGATGATCTGCGGCCCCTCGACCGGCGAGCTCATCGCGGCGGGCTGGCTGTCGCCGTTCGATTACTATGCCCCCACCACGCCCGACCTGAGCGAGGTTGAAATCACCGCTGGGGACTTCAATCGGGCCGCCCTGGGCGACGTGATGGACAAGCCCGCCATCATCGGCGACGTGGTGCAGCACTACCTGCGCCTGGCGCCCGGCGAGCGGGGCATCGTGTTCGCCGTCAGTCGGGAGCACAGCCGCCACATGGCCGAGGCCTTCCGGACGGCGGGCGTCAGGGCCGCCCATGTCGATGGTGAGAGTAAGGACCGCGACGAGGTGGTGGGGGCGTTCCGGGCGGGCACTCTGGACGTGATGACGAACGTCGATCTGTTCGGCGAGGGGTTTGACGTTCCCGGCATCGTGTATTGCGGCCTCGCCCGGCCGACGAAATCCCTGTCGCTGTTCCTCCAGCAGGCCGGCCGTGCGTTGCGCCCCTGCGAGGGGAAGACGCGGGCGATCATCTGCGATCACGCCGGCAATGCGACGACTCAGGGCCACGGCCTGCCGGACGATCCGCGTGAGTGGTCGCTGGAAGGCCGGGCGCGCGGCGTTCGCGGCACCCCGAAGGCCAGCGACGCCGAGCCGGTGCGAACGTGTCTCATGTGCTACAGGATTTCGCTATCCTCGGTGCCCGTGTGCCCATGCGGCGCAGAGTTTCCCGCGAGCGTGCGCGAGATCGAGCAGCGGGCCGGCGAACTGGCGAAGCTGGAGCGCGAGACCCTGAAGCGGCGCCAGCGGAATCTCCGCCTCGCGCAGGAGCGGGCGGCCAGGACGTTCGGCGAGCTGGTCAGCCTGGCGATGGCACGCGGCTACGCGAAGCCGAAGGGGTGGGCGCGAGCGCGCATGAAATTCCGAGCGCACTACAGGGTGCCACCGTGAGTAAATCCGAGAAAGCCATCCTGAACGAAACCCTGGTCGCGGTGTCGGCACTGCCCGAGACGCTGATCATCCGAAATAACACCGGCATGGCGTGGCAAGGCCGCAGGCTAAACCTCCGGCCGGGAGAGACCGTCCGCGTGACGGCCGACATGGTGATCCTGACGAACGCGCGGCCTATTCATTTTGGCGTGGAAGGTTCGGCCGATGGAATCGGCGTCAGTCAGGGGCGAGGCCTCGCCGTCGAAACAAAGACGGCGACAGGTCGTCAGCAGGACAATCAGCGCAACTTCGAACGGGCGTGGGTGAAGGCGGGCGGACTATACATCCTGGCACGGTCGCCGGACGAGGCGGTCGCCGAGATTCGTAAGGCGTTGAAACAGTGACGACATTCCACATTATGATTAACAGTTAAGCCTATGATTTAACTACATTCTATCGCTTGACACCTACGCACCATCATTTATATCCATTCAACAAATTGTTGACGGATACGATGGATATGACCCGAAAAACTGACGAGCCGCCGCATCTGGGGTTTGCCCGCCGATTTGGAGAAGAAACTGCGCCGGATCGAGACATTCACAAAGCCGCTATAGAGACCACAGTCAATCAATAGTTGACTTGTTCTAAAAAGCATTGAATATAATGTTGAATTGAGGCATGGTGCCCCGTTTCTAAACGGGATGCCGTGTGACAACTGCTGCCGAATTTCAGACCAAGGTGGCGAAATTTATCGTCAACCTCGCGAGGCTCGACGCGATCGTAAACGGCGATGCCGATACGACGGTCGAGACGGACGGCGGCTTCGTCCCCACGTTCGCCAAGCTGCTCGCATTCATCGACGCAGTCGATACCGAACACCTCGAAGCCCTCTCCCAGTCCATGACATCCCTGCCGCTGCTCGGCGGCGATGCCGTGTTCATTCTGAACGCGGACGGCACGTCCCTCATGGACATCTATTCCGACGAGATCGACCACCCTGACATCAATACCATCCGGTCGAACTCCCTCCTGGGCGTGACGGCGGGCATGATCGTCAAGCCGATGCTCGGCCCGCCCGACGATGTGTATTTTTGCACGTCGGCGGGGAAATGCTTCGGGGAAATTATCGCCGGCGAGTTCGCCGGCAGCACGTCGTCCGGCAGCACGGGCGTTTCATCGGCCCTGCTGGATCGCCTGGAGTCGCTCGAACGCCGGCTGAACGTCCTTACGGCAGAACTGCCGGGCGATGGCGTAGGTTATCCGGCCCAGATTTGCCACGGCCTCCAGGTCGGCGAGAGTCGCTCCATCGGCGCCGTAAACAACGAAATTATCACTCTGATCGCGCTGGCCTACGCTGTCATGTTCGACGCGGGCGGCGTTGTAGCGGGCGGCGGCGGCGCCGCTCCCGCGGCGAACGGCAACTTCTCCGCGTTCGAGGATTTGTTCGAAGAACTGCATTCGACGAGCGGCGAAACCGGCGTCGCCGCTCAGATCGAAGTCGCCTATGCGCTGTGGGGCGACCCACTCGTCACGAACACGAAGTTTCTCGGTTCGACTGCTGGGTATTCCGGCCACACGATAGGCGAGCTGTTCCAAACCGCCGAGCTCGCGCGGCTCTACCAGCACATCGACTACGCGCCGCTGCTGGCTGCGGCGGACAGTAAAACCTACACGCTGTCCTGGATCAATCTAGTCATCGGCGTCAACGACTACATCGACAACACGTCGCCCGGCGTCTTCAAGGCCTGGGTACGGCTCTACTACGATACGATCGTCGCTCGGGCGCGCATTGCGACGGGCGACGCCGATCTCGCTCCGCTCATGATGATGTCGGTGCTGTCGCATCACATGCGCTACAGCAAGACGACGCCGTATCTGGCGCTCGCGATCCTCGAACTCGCCGAAGAGAACGAGCGGTTCATCGCGACGTGCCCCACCTACATCTGCAATTTCATAGACAAGACCCACGAGACCGCCGAGTCGACTCGCATTCGGGATGCGTACACCGGCCTGGCGAGCCACTGGTGGCACATTCTCGGCAAGAAGTTTCAGCCGACGAAGCCGATCGAGCACTGGCTCGACGATGCTGGCGCGGCCTACGTTCGCTTCAGGCTGCCCTATCCGCCGCTCACGCTTCCGACCGGCTGGGTTACGAACCCAGGCGCCTACGGCTTCGTGGCGCGCGACAGCGTCGGCACAATCCTGGCGATCGACACGGTCGAGATACTGGAACTGGCGACCGGCTTCCCCTCGCCCGATACGCTGAAAATCACGCCGGTCAGCGGCACGATCGCCTCGCTGGAATATGCGTGGGTGAACGCCAGCGACGCGACCACGGCCGACCGCCTGACCGGCCCTCGCGGCTGCATCGCCGATAGCTGCACCGAAACCGTCTACGCGGGGCCGTCCGCCGGCACCTTCACGCTGCAGAACTACTGCATGCCGTTCTTCATCGAATTCTGAGGACCATCCATGGCGAACGGCATCTTCAACCTCGACTCAGGCGTGTCGGCGTCGCATCGAGGCTTCCGCGGACCCACCCTGTCGCCCGATGTTTGCCCCGGCGTTTACGCCCTATATTTGTTCGGCGCCGAGTTGCCTTCGGGCTTCCCTTCGACGGACAGCCGGCCGCAGTCGCTCAGCGACTATTCGAACTTCCGGCAATATCTCACGGAGATCGGCGCGACGACGCTCAATCCGTCGAGCGTCATCGTGGACGGTACGAATTATTTCGTGGCGCCGTTCTCCGTGGACGACGTGGCCGCCGAGAACGGCGAGATCACGTTCATCGCGGTCGGTAAGTGGACCACCGATCTGTGCGGTGTCGTGGGCAACTACAACGGCACGGCTCAGGATGGCACGGGGATATTGATAGGCGGGGGCGGACAGTACCAGATGGTCGCCAATGCCGAGGGCGGCGCGGCGGTCGTCGCGGCGATTCCCGTGGACGCTGCGTTTAACGATTGGGAGATGCTCGCCATGACGGCAGACGTTACGTCCGTCATCGCCTACAAATACAACACGACCGGCGTTGCGACTCCGGTCGTTACGGCGACGGGCTACATCCCCGCAGGCGCGAATCTCGTGCGGATCGGCCGCTCGACGAGCGGCACCTATACCGGCGCCCAGGAACTCGGGCTGATCTTCGTCTCGAAGATCACGATGAGCCAGGTGCAGCTTGCGGCGTTCTACGCGGAAGTGCAGGCCTGGTTCGCGGGCCTCGACACGCCTGTTACGGTGTGACGGATTCGCCGCGCCAGATCGTTACGACCGCATGGGAAACCGAGTGGGCGCTCTGGGCCTGGCGCGACGCCGTGCGCGAGGGCCGAGGCTATCAAATCGTCCGGATGACCGGAGATCTCAGTGGCGGCTACACCGAGACCCTGGCGGTCGGCTCCTCTGTTGAAGCCGAGGCGCAGATGAAGATAATCAGACGAGAGCGGGCGGCCGAGGCGGTGTTGAAGGCGCTGAATCTACCCGCAGCATGATCCCCGGCGCAAGGCGGGGCTTCGTCACAGCCGCCCCGCAAACCCGTCGCGGACGGCCTGTTCGCGCGCCGCCTTCATTTCCTCGGTCAGCGGCTCATCGGTCACTTCGACCGTGACGTTCGCCGGATGGGTGTTCGGGCTCACGCTGATTTCCTTCTTCCGGACCTCATCGCCGACCCAGTCGCCGTCCACCAGCCGCACTTCGTCGGCTACGCCGGGCCGCTTGATCGTTACCGTCGCGCGGTAGTTGCCGTTCACATGTACTTTGATCGTGGTCGTCATTGGATATCTCCTGTTGGGTGCCGCCGAGTAGGACATATTTTATGTTGAAGTTCAACATAATATTGAATACCATGCCGGTGTGACCGACGCACGAATTCAGTTCTGGCCTATCGGCAAGGTCGTCGAGGTGACGGGCCTAAGCAAGACCGAAATTTATCGCCGCGTGCGCAAGGGCGCCTTTCCAGCCTCCCGCGCCTACCCGGATTCCGTCCGGGTTTTCTGGACGTCGGCCGAAATCGAAACCTGGCAGCGCAACTGCCTCGCGATGAAAACCGAGGAATTCGAGGCCCTGCTTTCAGCATGACCTACGAACGATCGCGGGGCTACGTGTGCCAGGGGAAGATCGGGTATCTGACCTGGAATCATGCGAACCGCGCCATGTCACGCGACCGCATACGGCCGGACAAGCGGGAAGGCCGGCTCCAGACGTATCGCTGCCGCCACTGCGCGTTCTGGCACATCGGAAAGTCGGCGATGAGCCCCACGCGCAGGTCCGATCTCCATGGATGAATTCGAAGCCCTGATGGAGACGCCCACTTCCCGGCGTGCGCGCCGCGCCGTCCGGGACACAGAGGCGGCCCTGCGCGATCACCAGCTCAAGGCCGAGGTGCGGGCGGCAGCGGGCGGGCATACCAAGATCCCCGAAGACGATTTCCTGATGCCCGTGTCGCTCGGCTTCCTGGCGCGCGTGATGCGGATGGAATCCGCCACCGTGAAGGACCGGCTGAGGGAAGGCGGCTGCAAGCCGGTGGGGCACGGGCAGGGCGGCCATCCGCTCTACATGTTCCACGAGGCCGTGCCGTACTTCGTCAAGCCGAAGATGGACATCTCGACCTACATCAAGACGCTCAATCCGGGCGACCTGCCGAACTCCATAAACAAGACGTTCTGGGAAGCCGAGCGGATCAAGAACAAGACGCTGATCGAAACGGGCGAGGCGTGGCCGACCGAACGAGTGCTGGACGTGCTGGGCAACGTGTTCATGCTGATCAGGGACCGCATGCCGCTGATTCTCCTCGGCATGCAGGACGAGGGGATCAGCGACCTCCAGGGAAAGAAACTCGAAGAATACTGCGATCAGTTCCTCGCCGATCTTCATTCGGCCCTGGTCGATATGCCGAAGCGCGGACAGACCTATAGCCGCCAGATCGACATCGACATAGGCCAGCCGCCTCCGGCGGACGGCGAGACGCCCGAGTGAGCTATCGCACCCTCGAACAGATGGTGGTCGCCGTGGCCGAGGACGTGCGGCCGCCCGAGCGTCTGAGCGTCAGCGAGGCAGCGGGCCGCTATCACATCGTCAAGAACCCCGGCCAGCACGAAGGCGCCTTCAGCCTCGCCAAAACACCCTACCTGCGCGAACCCATGGACGTGCTGACGAGCCGGGAATTCACCGGCATGGCGTTCGCCGGCCCCGCTCGTACCGGGAAATCCGCTATGGGCATAAACTGGCTCGCCCACACGGCCATCACGAATCCGATGGACATGCTGTTCGTGCAGATGGCGCAGCATACGGCGCGCGACTGGAGCCAGGCGGATCTCGCCAAGGCCCTCCGCAACAGCCCCGAGCTCCGGCGACGCCTCGTCCCTGGCCGGCAGAACGACAACGTCTATGACAAGCGATTTCTGTCGGGCATGCGCGCGGTCATCACATGGCCGACCATGAAGAACCTCTCCGGCAAGACGATTCCCTACCAGTTCATCTTCGATCTCGACCGCATCAAACCGCAGATCATCGACAAGGAGGCGCACGTCTTCGATGCGACCCGGACGCGCGGCAAGACCTTCAGGCACTACGCCATGTGCGGCGCCGAAGGATCGCCCGGCTTCCCGATCACCGATGCGAACTGGCAACCGGCCACGCCGCACGAGGCGCCGCCGACCGAGGGCATCCTGTCGCTGTACAATCGCGGCGACCGGCGCCGCTGGTATTGGCCCTGTCCGCACTGCGGCGGCACGTTCGAACCCCGGTTCAATCTGCTGCAGTATCCAAGCGCCGAGGAGTGCCCCGACATGCTGGAGCGCGCCGAGCAGACCTACATGGCGTGCCCCCACTGTTTCACGGCGGACGGGGCGCTGATCGAACCGAACATGCAGCGCACCCTGAATCTTGCGGGGCGCTGGATCAAGGAAGGGCAGACCTGGAACCGGGACGGCAGCATCACGGGCGTCGCGCGCCGCTCCGACATTGCGTCGTTCTGGATGTTCGGCCCGGCGGCGAGCTTCAGCGATTGGCAGGGCCTCGTCTACCGCTACCTCACGGCGCTCGACGTCTATGAGAAAACCTTCGACGAAGGCCCGCTGATGACGACGGTCAACGTCGACCAGGGCGAAGCCTATCTGTCGAAGCAGCTTGAATCGTCCCGTCTCCCGGAGACCTTGAAGGCTCGCGCCCTGGACTGGGGTGGTAGCCGGGAAACCCCCTGCGTCCCGATGATGGCCGGCGGCGGTTTTCTCACGGCCACGATCGACGTGCAGGCCGGCGCCCGTAAGTCTTTCGTCGTTCACGTCTATCTGACGTCCTCGGGCGGCGACGTGTGGCACATCGACATGTTCCGCATCCTGAAATCCGCCCGCATCGACGACGAGGAGGAGCGCTATCTGATCGATCCGGCTGGATATCCTGAGGATTGGGATCTGCTGATCGAACAGGTGATCGAGCGAACTTATCCCATGGGCGACGGCTCCGGGCGCCGGCTGCCGATCAAACTTACGGCCTGCGACTCCGGCGGCGAGGCCGGCGTCACGGCGAACGCCTATGCGTTCTACCGGAGGCTCCGCGTCGCGGGCAAGCACAAGCGGTTTCATCTGCTTAAGGGCTCGCCGTCGAAAACCGATACGGCGCCGCTGCGGCTGACCTACCCAGACGCCCAGCAGAAGGATTCCATGTCGGCGGCCCGCGGCGACGTTCCCGTGTGGCTGGTGAATTCGAACATCGTCAAAGATCAGGTCGCCAACATGCTCGACCGCCGCGATCCCGGCGGCCAGGTGCATTTTCCAGAATGGGCGGAAGGCTGGCTCTACAAGCAGCTTACGACGGAAATTCGCACGGCCAAGGGCGCATGGGAAAACCCCAGCAAGCGGCGCAACGAAGCCTTCGATCTTCTGGCGTACTGCGTCGCTTTCGGCCGCCATCCCGATATCAAACTGCACACCCTTGACTGGTCGAAGCCGCCCGGCTGGGCCGCCGATTGGGCTGTCAATGATATGTTGATTATGCCGGGCGGAATCAGTGCTCCAGAGGCGAAGATAAAGCGGTCGCTGGCCGACTTGGCGAAAGACCTGGCGTAGTTTCACGGGGCACGCGGGCGCCCTCTATTCAATCTATTATTGACACATTCGAACAATCATTGATTATCCACGGAAATTGTGTCATACGGGCGCAATGGCGACCCTCGCTGAACGGCTGACTGCGGCCCAGACGGCGTATGACGCTCTGCTTACCGGCAGGGCGACGGTCGAATTTCGCGACAGCAACGGAGCAACCGTTCGCTATGCGCAGGCCAATCGCGCCGCGCTCGCCGCCTACATCGTAAATCTGGAAGCTCAGATCGCCGGTTCGACCGTTGGTCCGATGTATCTGGTGCTGTGACGTTGGCCGCTGTCGATGAGTTCGAAGCCCTGCTGGCGCCCGGCCCCCTTCCCGGCGGGTCCGCAGTTCCCCCCGCCGCGGTGACAGTCCCCGCCACGGCGGGGGGCGACCGGGCGATGGGCGGCTACGAGGCCGCCGATCAGTACGACCAGTCGCTCGCCCGCTGGGCGCCGCAGCTTCAGTCGGTCGATCTCGACATCCTGTTCGACAAGCCGATCGTGGACGCTCGTGCGCGCGACATGCTGCGCAACGACGCCTTCGTCCAGGGCGGCGCCAGCCTGCACAAGGACAACATCGTCGGGTCGATCTATTCGCTGAACGCCCGGCCCTCCTCGAAAGTGATCTTCGGCAAACTCGACGACACCTGGGAGGAAGAATTTCAGGAGGAAGTCGAGGAGAAGTGGGATCTCGTCGCCGAGTCTCCCGACAACTGGCTCGATGCGCAGCGCACGAACACCTTCACGTCGATGGTGCGCCTCTTCGTCGGCATAAGCCTGGCGGCCGGCGAGGCCCTGGCGGCCGTCGAATGGATTCCCGAAGGCCGCCCGTTCAGCACGGCGATTCAGTTTATCGACCTGGACCGGCTTTCGGACGATCCGATGCGCGGCTTCCTGAACAATCAGGATACCCGAGCCGGCGTGCGCTTCGACAAGCGCGGCGCCCCGATCGCCTATAGCATCCGAACCGAGCATCCCAACGACGTGTCGTCGCTTGTGAATACGGATCTGCCGGTGTGGAAGGAAATCCCCCGGCAGAAGCCTTGGGGGCGACTCCAGATCATTCACATCTTCGAACAGGTCCGCCCCGACCAGTCGCGCGGCATCTCGGAGATGGCCGCCGCTCTGCGCGAGATGAAGTTCGCCAAGAAATTCCGCGACGTTCAGCTTCAGCGGGCCGTGATGCAGTCGCTCTATGCGGCCACGATCACCTCGGAAATGCCGACCGCGCAGGTTTTCGCGCAACTCGGCGGCACGGGCGTCAGTTCCGACAACACCCTGGAAGCCGTGACCGCCTATGCGACCGGGTTCCTCGGCGCAGTGAACGAATACACGGGCGCCGCCAAGCAGATCCGGCTGGACGGCGCCCGCATCCCGCACCTGTTTCCCGGTACGAAGATGGAAATGCTGTCGCCGACGAACGGCGTCGGGGTCGGCCAGGAGTTCGAGCAATCGCTGCTGCGCTACATCGCGGCGTCGATGGGCGTCAGCTACGAACAACTGAGCCGGGACTACACGAACACGAACTACTCGTCCGCCCGCGCGGCGATGACCGAGACGTGGAAGTTCATGCAGTCGCGCAAGAAACTCGTGGCCGACCGCTTCGCCTCGATCGTCTACCGGCTGTGGCTGGAAGAGGCGATTAACAAGGGCGAGATCACCGCCTTCGACAAGCGCCGCGCCAAGACACTCTACACGCGCGACTCCGTGACGGGAATTTCCGCGCTGAACCTGAAGTTCGACGCGATCAGCCGGGCCGACTGGATCGGCGCCTCGCGCGGCCAGATCGACGAACTCAAGGAAACCCAGGCGGCTGTTCTGCGGATGAACAACGGGCTTTCGACGCTCGAAGAGGAATCCGCGCGGCTCGGCGGCGACTATCGCAAGCGCCTTCGCACGATCGCCCGAATCAATGCGCTCAAGAAGAAACTCGGCGTCGAGTTCGCCGTCGACCAGCAACTTGCCGCTTCGCTGTCATCCGAGCCGACCGACGAACCTGCCCCGAGGAAGGCCGCCTGAAGCATGTCCGGAAACCCCTTCCTCGCCGCCTTCGCAAACGAGCCTGTCCTGATCGCCCAGGAGAAGCAGGATCTCGTCACGGCGTCAATCAATGCGCTCATCCAGCGGCCCGATTTCGCCAAGATGGTCGCCGAGCCCGATCTGTCGGGCGTGGATAATTTCTGGCCGGCCGCCGACGACTGGCGTGCGCGCTATCGCCCCTACGCCGTGCAGGACGGTATTCTGCACATCCCCGTGCGCGGCGTCCTGCTGCACAATTTCGGGTTCGCCGATGGCGCATGGGCGACCGGCTATCAGTATATCGAACGCGCCTTCCTGCGCGGGATCGAGGACGCCGGTGTCAAGGCGATCGCCTTCATCATCGACAGTCCCGGCGGCGCCGTGGCGGGCTGCTTCGATGCGGTCGATCGCATGTACGCCGCCAAGAACAAGCCCGTCAGGGCGTTCGCGCACGAGAACATGTATTCGGCGGCCTACGCCGTGGGCGCGGGCGTCGCGGATCGCATCATCGTGAGCCGCACGGGCGGCGTAGGGTCGGTCGGCGTGCTGACCAGTCACGTCGATATGTCGAAGATGCTGTCCGACATCGGCGTCAAATACACCTTCATTTTCTCGGGCAAGCACAAGGTCGACGGCAACTCGACTGAACCGCTGCCCGATGCAGTTCGCGATCGCATCCAGGCCCGCCTGGACGAATTGCGCGAAGTTTTCGTGACCTCCGTGGCGCGAAATCGAAGCCGGCTGAGTGTCGACGATCTCCTCAATTCGGAGGCGCGGACATTCACTGCTTCGCAAGCTGTCGAAAACGGGTTCGCCGATGCCTTCGGCGCCCTCGACGACGCCCTGGCCGCATTTGCGGCCGATCTATCCGCAAGCATTGGAGATGATAACATGTCCACCCAGGACAAGGCGGCCGTCGATACGGCCGCGCTGGAAGCCGCCAAGGCCGAAGGCAAGCGTGAAGCCGAGACCGCGGCAGTTGCGGCCACCGAGACGGCAGTCAAGGCCGAACGCGCCCGCGTGACCGGCATCCTCGGCTGCGATGAGGCCAAGGGCCGCGAAGCCCTGGCGGCCCATTTCGCGGAAGAGGGCATGTCGCTCGAATCCTCGAAGAAGGCCCTGGCCCTGGCCCCGAAGGCCGCGGCCGAGAAGCCCGCGGAAGACACGGCTTTCGACGCCGCCATGAAGAAGGACAACCCCGATCTGGGCGCGGCCGGCGGCAAGAAGCTCGACGAGGACGCAGAGGCGGACAAGAGCGCGGAACTCCTCGCCCTGGCCGCCTCGAATGGTCTGCCGGGCTTCCGTTCGGCCGCGAAGTAACAATTCAACCAGGAGTCTGAAACGACATGGCAAACGTCAACACGATGTACCGCAACGCCGATACCCACGGTATCCCGGCGTTCGCGGCGCTCGACACCTACCTCCAGCAGGCGCTTCTGGCCGGTTCGGAACCCGCTCTGCAGCCCGCCTCGCGCGTCCTCCTCGACGACAGCCTCACCCTGGCCCAGTTCACCGTCGTCGGCCTGACCGCCGGCAAAGTGGTGAAGGCCGTCTACAACGCGACCGTGGCGAGCGGCGTCGTTCCGATCGGCGTGCTTGCGCATGCTGCGGTCAGCGGCGCGACCAACACGACGATCTTCGGCGAAGTCTGGCTGACCGGCTGCTTCAACGCGGGCGCTGAGAGCCCGCTCGTCTGGGATTCCACCTTCGACACCGAAGCGAAGAAGACCCAGTGGGCGGGCCTTGTCGGTCGGCCGAGCCTCATCTTCCGCCTCGCCGCTCTGGCCTAAGCACAAGGAATCATATCACGATGGCTGCTCCCTACGAACTGTGGGAAACCCACACGAGCCTTGGCGTCATGCGCGCCACGAAGGCTGAGGACTGGTATTTCGGCCAGTTCTTCAATCGCACGATCCTCTCCGAAGACGAGTGGATCGATTTCGAGAAGCTGCCGATCCTCGGCCGCAAACTGGCGCCCTTCGTCAAGCCGCTCGGCCGTGGCCGCAGCGTCTATACGGATAGCGCCCGTGCGACCCGCTTCAAGCCGGCCTACACCATCATCGACGAGGTCATCGACCCGCTCGAAGGCCTGTCGATGATCGCCGGTATCGACCAGTCGATGCTGAGCCCGAACAAGCTCAACGTCATGCAGCGCCGCGCCCTGCTGAAGATGCAGAAGACCGAGCAGGCCATGAAGGCGACTCGCCGTCGCTGGGAGTGGCTGCGCAGTCAGGCCATCATCAATGCTGCCGTGACGATAACCTACGAGGACGGCTCGGCCGTCGTGGTCGATTTCGCCCGCGATGCCGATCACACCGAGACCCTGACCGGCGGCGACCGCTGGGGCGAGGTGGGCGTGTCGATCCTGGATCACATCCAGACCATCGTCGAGACCATGAACAATGCGGAATTCGGCGGCATGCCGACTCGCATGACCATGAGTTCGGCGGTTGCGGCGATCGTCCGTGCGGACGATGAAATCCTCGCCCACATGGACATCAACATGGTCGGCGGGTCGGTTTCCGTCGAGCGTGGCGTGGTCGCGGGCGGGCCGAACGGCGGCAAGGTCTACAAGTTCGGCGAAGTGATGATCGGCGGCGCTTCGGGCGCCAAGATCGAACTGTGGGTCAACGACGAGACCTACGACAACAACGCCGGCACCGCGACCCGTTATCTGGCGGCGAACACGGTGATTTTCACCTCCACCGCCGATCAGATCATGGGCTACGACTGCTTCGGCATGATCATCGACCTGGACGCGCAGTACCGCGCGCTTCCCATCTTCCCCAAGAACTACGTGACCGGGGATGACGTGAAGGTCGAGCATCTGTCGTTCAAATCGTCGCCGATCATGGTGCCGATCAATCCCGACGCGACCTACAAGGTCGTGGCGATCACCTAACCGACTGGGGTCTGGCGGACGCTCCGGCGTCCGCCGATTCTATATTTTGTTGAAGGGAGCCAAAAACGTGACGAACAAACTTACGATGCTGCGTGAGATCCGCGCGGAGAAAGTCAAGGCTGTCACCGACCGTGGTGGACCGCTCGAACCCAAACCCGGCATGCTACCGCTCTATGCCATGCGACGCATCGGTTACGGTCTGGGCCTGAAGGTTCGAACCGGCGAAATCTTCCTGCCGACGTCGGTCGATGAGCGCACCGCGCTTCTCGCACTCCCCGCGTCAGTGCAGGCCGAGATCACGAGCGTCCCCCCTGAGAACCGCGCGGCGGTACTCAAGATTCACGCCGCAGCCCGTGAACTGTCGGATGCCGAGGCGGCCCTATGGGAGAAGCAGCAGGCCCAGATTACCGCGATCGTCAAGGCGCCTGCGAGGGGGAAGAAGGCCGCTGACGACACGGCCACCATCGACTCGGGCGAGTTCAAGTAACGATGAGCATCCGCGACATACAGCGGATGGCGCGCGGGGATCTCCATCTGGAGATGTCGATTCCCGCGTTTTACTTTCCCGCGGGCGACGTCGAGGAGGAACCTGTTTCCTGCACGGTGCGCGACCACACGAAATTCGCGCCGGTCGGCGCCCTGGACGGCGGCGACTACGCCCAGCGCCAGGATACGACACCGAAGCTGATCTTGAACGCCGACGAAATACCCGCCCCCGCGCGCAATGCCGTCGTCCTGGTGGAAGTCGGAGAGGCCTACCGTCTGTCGGTAGTCCATCCGCGCGACTGCGACGACTTCCCCTGCGACGTGACGCGGCTGTCGGCCGCGGCGGCTGCCGAATTCGAGGCGCCCGAATGATCGCAGCGGTCGGCCAGAATACCTACGTCGTCGCCGTCGAGGGTCTTTCGGCGCTCCGCGACCTTGAGACGATCCCGAAAGAGATCCGCCGCAACGCGGCCCGCGCCATAAACCGGACGCTCGATCGCACGGCGACCCGAAGCCGGAAGGCCGTGCAGGCGGAAGTCGCGTTCAAGGCGCAATATCTCTCCGGCGTCGACAGCAAGGGCAAGCCGCGTCTCGGCGTTTCCTCGCGCGCCAGCGAGGACAATCTTTCCGGCGCCATCACGGCGCAGTTCCGGCCGACCATGCTGGCGCGCTTCGTGACGTCAGGACGCCCGGCAGCCGGCGGCAAGCGCGCCTCGCCGATCACGGTGCAGGTCAACCCCGGCCTATCGCGACGATCGCGACGCATGTTCCTGATCCGGCTTCCGGCCGGTCGGGGCGGCGATTTGCTGAACATGGGCGTAGCGATCCGTCTGCGGCCCGGCGAAACGGTGCAGAACAAGAAGAAGATGACCCGCATCTCGGGCAATCTGTATCTCTTGCACGGTCCTTCGGTCGACCAGGTGTTTCGCACCGTCGCCGTGGATGAGGCGCCCGAGGCCGGCGACTTCCTCGAAGCCGAATTCCTGCGCCTGATGGAGGCGGGAATATGAGCTACGAGGACCCCTTCAAGATCCGCGCGCTCAAGGCCCTCACGGACGCCCTCGAAGAAATCACGCCAGACAACGATTACGTCAGCGATCTCACGGACTCCGTGTTTCGCGGACGCCTGTGGTTCGGCGACACCGACCCCCTGCCGATGGTCAGCATCATCGAAGGTACGCACCCCGCCGACGACGTGGCCGAGCCGTCGTTCGTCAAGCCGGTCGGAGAATACGACTGGGATTTGCTGGTCCAGGGATTCGTGGACGACGACCCGCTGAATCCTACAGACCCCGCCTACGTTCTCATGGCCGACGTGCGCAGGCGCCTTGCGGCGCTCGCGACCCGGAAGGCCGCTGGCACAAATACGCTCGATCCTTTGGGCCTCGGGCTCACGGATCGCAACAAGATCATCGCTTTGCGGATCGGCCCAGGTGTGGTCCGGCCCGCGGACGATGTTTCAGCCAAGGCCTTCTTCTGGCTGACGCTCACGCTGCGCGTCATCGACTCCGCAGCCCACCCCTATGATTAACCTCTTGTTCAAGTTATACTTGAGTGAGAAAACACGGAGTTGACCAACTATGCCTCTCGGCAACCAGACCATCGGCAACCAGACGCTCGGTCGTGGCGAGATTCATTTCTCCCTCTTCCGCACCGGCTACACGCCTGACGGCTTCCGCTATGTCGGCAACACGCCCGAGTTCAGCTACACCTCGAACCTCGAAAAGCTCGACCATTTCAGTTCGGACCATGGCATTCGCGAGAAGGACAAGTCGGTCGTCCTGCAGACCGACTTCACGGCGTCGCTTACCATGGACGACATTCAGGCCGACAACCTGGCGCTGACGATGTTCGGCTCGGCGTCTGTGCTGGCTCAGAGCGCCGCGTCCAGCCTGACCGAGACGTTCACCGACGTCACGCCCGGCCTCGGCTATCAGGTCGGCCTCACCGACTCCCGCCCCGCCGGCTACCACTCGCTCGCGAGCGTCGTCGTGAAGGTCGGCGTTTCCACGAAGACGATCACCACGGACTACACGGTCGATACCGAACTCGGCATCGTTACCCCGGTCGTCGGCGGCGGCATCGTCCAGGACGACGAGATGATCGTCGAATTCAACGTGACGGCCAAGAGCCGTATCATGGTCGTCTCGGGCGCCGAGCAGGTGGAAGGCGCGCTGCGCTTCATCAGTTATAACGCCGAAGGCGACAAGTTCGACTACTACTTCCCCTATGTGAAACTCGGCCCCAACGGTGACATTCCGCTGAAGACCGACGAGTGGATGCAGCTTCCCTTCACCGTGGAGATCCTGAAGCGGCCGACGCAGGAACGCATCTACTGCAACGGTCGTCCGTATACGCCGTAAAGGGAGGTTGTGATGGGACTGCGCAGCCTTACCCTGCCGACGTCGAACGTGAAGGTCGCGGACGGAGTCGAGTTCTCCGTCCGCGGCGTTTCCGTCATGGACGCGGTGTTCCTCTATTCGAGGCACGCCGGCGAGATGACATCGTTGTTCGAGCAATATGTGACCGGCGCCCAGAAGCGGGGCAACGTGACGGCGGCGGACGTTCTGGCGATCAGCCGGGATGTCGCCGCCGGGACGCCCGTGCTGATGGGAGAACTCATCGCCCTGGCGAGCGGAAGCCGGCCCGAACGGTCGGACGAGTTCGCGGACGACGTTGCGATGGCGATGAGTTTCCCGCTCGCCGCCCAGATGGACGCACTTCAGAAGATCGCCGTTCTCACGTTCACGTCGGAGATGCCGCCGGGAAAATTCCTGGCCGTGGTCATGGCAATGGCGCAGGGCACCACGGCCGCACTGAGCACGACGAAGGGCTGAAGGCGTGGCTGTGGGCGTTGCGGCGGCAGGTCAGTCTGCTGCTGCACCACGGACACAGCGAGGCCCACATCTATCCGATCGGGATGGTTTTCGATGAGGCCCGTCTGGCGGTCGATCGGACGAACAGCGGGTTAGTGAGCATGGCCGTGATTATCCAGGCGGCCACGGCGACGACGGGAATGGGGGCGGGGCGGGAGTCGACGAGTCACTTCCGCAAACTGATGAAGGCGTTGGGAACGGAAAGCTAAGTGGCGAAAAACGACGTCCAACTACTGATCCGAGCCCGCGACGAAGCCTCCAAGGCTGTCGAAGGTATCTCGGGCGCCCTGCGCGATCTGCTGGGCGCGCAGTCGAACGCGGGGACGAGCGCCCAGGAGTTCGGCAGCAGGCTTGCCGAACTCGCCAATGTCGCGCTGACCGTCGATAAAGCGTTCGCCGTTATCGATGGCGCCGCGACTAAGGCCACCTCAGCGTTCGCGCGGCAGTCGGCCGCCCTGGATGAATCGCGGGCGAGCCTGGCGGCGGTCAAGGCGCAGGCCGAAAGTGCCGGTCGGGCGCTGGAGCAACTGCGCACCGCACTGGTCGAGTCCGCCCTAAACGGCGACGCGACGGCTGCGAACCGGCTGCGTGAGCAGATCAAGCTGGTCGAACGTGCGTTCGAAGGGCTGATTGGCGAGCAGCATCGTCTGACCACCAGTTCGGCGCAACAGCAGGCGGCGCTCGACGGACAGAAATCGTCTCTGCAGCAATTGGGTTCGTTCGCCAACGCCGCCGAGGCGGCGCAGGCCGAACTGCAAGGCGAGCTCCGCAAGGCCAATATCGAACTCGCGAGGCAGCAGGATATTCTCGGCGAGGCCCGCGTATCGGAAGCCCTGGCCTCCCGCGCCGACCGGGTTGAAGCAAGTCGCGTTGCCCGTGCCGCCGTCATCCTGGCCGAAGCGCGGGCGCACGAAGAGAACACCGCGAAGCTGAAGGCCGAGCAGGCGGCGACGAACGCCCTGGCCGATGCGCAGGCTCGGCAGAAACGCGAGACCGGCTTCACCGAACGGAATCTTTCAGGTCTCTCGGCACGGGACTCGGCGAGCGTGTTTACGCAGGCCGATACCGAGAACGCCACGCGCTACGCGGAGGCTGTGGCCCACGCCGACGCCGCCGAAGATCAGATGACGGCGGGCGCCGCCGCGTTGCGCGCCCAGCTCGACCCGGTCGCCGCCGTCCATGCGAAGCTGAATCGGGAACTGACCGAAGCGCAAATCCTGTTCCGGGCCGGCAAAATATCCGCCCTCGAATACGCCGCAGCGCAGAAACTCCTGGGCGAAAGCGCCCAGCGGGCCGCGGCCCGGATTCAGGGCAGTTCGGGACTCGACAGCAGGGGGCGCCCCGCGCTGTTCGGCCTTAAGCCCTACGAACTGCAGAACCTCGGCTATCAGTTCAACGACCTCGCTACGCAGATTGCGTCGGGTACGTCGGTCAGCCAGGCGTTCGCGCAGCAGATCGGTCAGATTTTCCAGATCTTGCCGAAGATGGGCAACGCCCTGGTAGCCGCGTTCAAGAGCCCGCCGATCCTCCTCATGGTGGCGGCGGTCGTAAGTTTCATCGCGGCCCTCGTTCGAGCGCAAAGCGAAGCGGAGAAACTTCGCAACTTCGAAGGTATCCTGCGGTCCACGGCGGACGGCGCCGCCTATTCGGCGAAGGCCCTGCTGGAGACCGCGAAGGCTCTCGACGTGTACGGCCTGTCAGCCGCCAAGGCGGTCGATGTCGTCAAGATTCTCCTGCGCAATGGCGTCAATCCCGACCGTATTCGAGAATTCGGCGAAGCTGCGCAGGACATGGCCGATACGCTCGGTATCGATGTCGTCGAGGCGACCGAAAAACTCTCGAAGGGATTCACGGGCGGCTACGAGGCGATCGCGAAATTTGACGCCGAGTTCAACAAACTCTCGGCCGCCGAGCGCACGCACATTCGGGAACTGTTCGAATCTAACCGGGCGATGGAGGCTCGCGCCGAAGCGTTCGATCTCGTCCGAAGGAAGGGGAAGGATGCGTCCGACGACGCCCGCGGCCCGTGGAGCGAGGCGCTACGCAAACTAGGCGAAGGCTGGTCGAACTTCCTCGACATTCTGGCTGACAGTTGGATCGTCAAGGGTCTCGGCCTTGGCCTGAATGCCTTGGCCGATGGCGTCACGACGGTTCTCGACGCCTTGAATGGGACCGAAGACCTTAACGCCGTCCTGGACGAACGGATCGCCCTAGCGAAGGAAATCGAGACGCTTGAAGCCGCCCTGGCGAAGGGTGACGTCGATGTACTGTCATGGCTGCAGGGCGACCCCGCCGAAAAACTAAAAAAGATGAAAGATCGGCTCGTCGAACTCCGCGAGGAGTCTGTCAAGCTTGTGAAGGAACTGGATCGCGCCGGCGGCGACACACGATCCGCCGGCAGCGAGGCGCAGAAGAAGGCCGACGAAGATGCGCTCCGGCGCATGGAGACCCAGAAGGCCGCCGCGAAGGAACTGTCGAACCTCGCGCGCATCGAACTCGCCTACAAGACCGCGCTGCTGGAGGAGCAGAATAAGGGCGTCTCGGACGCCGTGGCTGAACGCATCGCCTCCGAAGCGGCGTCTCGCGAAGCCCTGAAGGTCCAGAAGGAGATCACCGACGAGAAGGAGAAGCAGCTTTCGCTGTCGGAACAGGCAGTCAAAAGCTACGTGGACAAAGTCGTTGGCGTCGAATCCGGCGGCGATCCCAATGCGAAGAACCCGAGTAGCAGCGCCACCGGACTCGGCCAGTTCATCGAACGCACTTGGCTGAACCTATTCCGCAAGCACTTCCCCGCCGAAGCCGCGAACCTGGGCAAGGATGCCATCCTCGAACTGCGCAAGGACGCCGAGACGTCCAAACGCATGATCGAGATTTATGCGCGTGAGAATGCCGAGATCCTGAAGAAGGCCGGCCTCTCGGTCACGGAAGCCAATCTGTACCTCACGCATTTCCTCGGCCCGGACGGCGCGGTCAAGGTCATCAAGGCCGCGGCGGACACCTCACTGTCCGCCATCCTGGGCGCCGATCAGATCGCCGCCAACGCTAAAATGTTGCAAGGCAAGACGGCCGGCGATTTGCGCGCCAACATAGGCCGCAAATTCGGCGAAGCGAATTCAGCCGACTCGGCGATCACCCAGCGCCTCCTGAAGATGGAGCAAGAGCGCGCCAAGGTTCAGGCGGGCTTCATCGAAGGGATCGACCAGGAGAACCAGAAGCGTCAGCAGAATATCGCGTCGCTGGAGGCCCAGAGCGGTCTCGTCCGGGAAGCCCTGCTGAACGAACAGAAGCGCCAGGCCGTCGCCGATGCCGTGCTCGCGAAGCAGCAGGAGATCGACAGCCTGAACGCGGACCTGCGGGCCAAGGGCCAGCAGGAAATCCAGTTCACCGAGGAACAGCGCGCAGCGATCGAACGGCTCACGGCGGCCGAGTTCGAACTGGCCCATGCCAAGGACTTCGCGGCCGCCCGGCGCGACACGGTGCAGCAGCCCGTGGACGACCTGACTGCCCAGCGCGACCAGTTGTTGCAGCAGATCGAGGTCTTCCAGGAAGCGGGACAAATCGCACTGGCCGATGGCCTTGCGCCCCAACTGGCCGCGATCAATGGACAGCTCGACCAAGCAATCGCCAAGGCCGTCGCGTTCTATGAGTCGCTCGCGAACAACCAGACCATGCTCGCGGCGCTCGGACTCACGGCCGAACAGCTTCAACTCATCATCGACAAGCTGAACGCCTCTGGCAGTTCCGCGACGAATCTCGGCACGAATTTCATCGCGACCGGCAAGCAGATCAATCAGCAGTTCGCGCAGATGGCGACGGGCGCCATCGACCGCTTCGCGCAAGCGGTGGCCGAAGGCAAGAACGTCATCCAGTCGCTCAAGGAAGCCTTCCTCCAGTTCGCGGCGGACTTCCTGCGCTACATCGCGCAGATGATCCTCCAGCAGCTTATCTTCAACCTGATCAGCGGCGGGGGTGGTGGGAGCGGCGGGGGTGAAGGTGGTGGTGGATTCGGTGGGCTCCTCTCAGGACTCTTCGGCGGCGAGCATCACAAAGGCGGCATCGCCGGCGACCCCTCGGCGCCGACTCGCCTCATCGACCCACGCTGGATCGCGAACGCCCGTCGCTACCACGGCGGCGGCATCGCCGGCCTGGCGCCCAATGAGGTGCCGGCGATCCTGACGCGCGGCGAGGAAATTCTGACGAAGGCCGACCCGCGTCACGCGGCCAACGGCGGCGGCGGCGGTCAGGCGCCCATCGTCGTGAAGAACGTCAATCTGTTCGATCTTGCCGAACTCGCCAGCCAACTCCTCGGCACGGCGGTCGGCGAACAGGCCGTGCTGAACATCATCGCGAACAATCCCGACGCCATCCGGGCGGCCCAGACCTGACATGGCCCTTCCCGACCCCTCGGAATACCGCACCTTCGACTACGGCCCCAACTGGTCGCAGACGGTATCGGGCGGTCTGTCGTTTCGAACGCAGATCGACGTTTCCAGGTCCGGTCGCGAGCAACGAGCCGCCCTGCGCAACGAGCCGCGGCGCACGATCGAGTTCACGATCCTCCTGAACGCCGATGAGATGCGCGCCTTCGCCCGTCTGATGGCGAAATGGCAGAACCGCCTCATGGTCCTGGCCGATCCGATCCGGGCCGCCGAGACGCCGCTCGCGACGGCGGACGGGACGATCTCGCTGCCGGTCGCGGATCTGGCCGAATGGATGGCGGCCGGCGAATCCGTTTTCCTGATCGACGGCGAACGTCGGCTGCTGTGCGAAATCGACAGCGTGCTCGACGACCGGGTCGCCGGCTATGGCGTAAATTATGGCAACGACTATGGCGGTACGGATTATCCCGACAGCATCGTTTTCAGCGACGACCTCGGGGCGACATGGCCGGTGGGGACGATCGTGCGTCCTGCCCTGGTCGGCCGGCTTGCGGCATCCGTTCGAGGCTCGCATCCGACGAGCGATGTCGTGCAGTCCTCGATCTTGTTCTCGGTCGATCCCGGTTCGGACGTGTTCGATCCGGCCGGGCCGGGGTACGATCTGCTCGACGGACGTGAAGTCCTGGCTCGAAAGCCGAACTGGTCGGCCTCGCCCGAAAGCACGTTCGAATGGGGACCGGAGAATGTCGATTACGACTACGGCCGGATCGCGACGTACCAGCCGATTGCCTTCCCGACGCTGCTGCGCAGGGCGACTTATCTTGAGCAGGATCGGGCGGGAGAGGGCTATCTGACGGCGTTCTTCGTTCGCCAGCGCGGGCAGCGCGGCGAGTTCCTCATGCCGACCTGGATGAACGATCTGCCCCTGGCCGCGGCTCTCATCGACGGTGAGTCGACGCTGACCGTGCTCGGGACCGAGACCGTGGACGAGTTCGCCGACGATCCGATTTACCGGGCGCTCATGGTCTACATGAACGACGGTCGGCGCATCTATCGCGAGATCGAGTCAATCGTCGCCGACTCGGGCAATTCGGTCATCACGCTCACTTCGCCGTGGCTGGGCGACTACGCACTGTCGGAGATCGCCGTCGTCTGCTGGATGCCGGTGTTCCGTTTCGCCACCGACCAGTTGACGATGCAGCACCTCGTCGAAGGCGCCGCCCAGACCCAACTCACGATGCGGTCGCTGGAATACCTCGACGCCGAGTCGCCGATCACCGGACACGACGGCGCCGCGCAGTCTGTTCTCGAACTCTGGGGCGACTGGGTGTTCCTCGAACTCGATGGCATCGACTACGAAATCAATACGCACTATCCCCTCATCACGCAGGCTGTCCCATGACGTTCGACGCTCGTGAAACCAGCCGGTCGCTCGGCACGCCGCGGACCCTGATCAAGTTCTCCTATCAGAACCAGATGTACGCCTATACCGACAACGAGCGCGCGATCGTCCACGATAGCGTGACGTATGCGCCAATCCCTCTCCGGCGCGACAGCATCACGGCGTCCGGGTCGCTCGACAAGGCTGCGCTGAACATCACCTTGCCGCACGACAATCCCGTCTGCGATCTGTTCAAGGTCGCCCCGCCCAGCGAGCGCGTGGTGGTCACGGTGTTCCAGGGCCACCTGGAAGAAGCGGAATATCTGGCGGTGTGGATTGGCCGCGTGCTGAGCTGCGCCCGGTCGCGCTCCGAAGGCACGCTGCGGTGCGAGCCGGCCAGTACCTCGATGCGCCGGCCCGGCCTGCGCCGCCGCTATCAATATGGCTGCTCGCACGCGCTCTATGGTCCCCAGTGCCGCGCCGTCCGGGAGGATTTCACGGTGACGCCCGTGACAACCTACGTCTCGGGCGCCCGCATCGGTTTCGCGAACGGATGGAACGGCGCCTTCGCCGAGATGCGATTCGCCCAAGGGCTATTCAGCTTCACGGACGCCGGAATTACTCATTACCGGACGATTTTGCAGGTCGATCAGGCGCTCAATCGAATCCTCGTCACGGGCGTCGTGCCGGACCTGATCGTCGGCTCCACGGTGTCTCTGTCGCTCGGCTGCAATCATCTGGAGGACGGCTGCAACGTCTTCGATAACATCCAGAACTTCGGCGGCATGCCATGGATACCCACCGAAAATCCGCTCGGCCAGAAGAACATCTTCACCTGAACCCCTCGCCTCGACATCCCTTCGCCTCCCTGCGCCTCCCTTCGAACCCGCCGATTTCCAATTCAACAAACATGTGATAGGTTCAACAGAATATGGACCCCCTAACACTCTTCTTCATCGCGCTCGCGCTGAACGTCTTCAGCTACGTGCTGGCGCCCAAGCCGAAGGCGCCGAAATCCCCTGCGGCGCAGGACATGGACAGCCCGACCGCCGACGCCGGCCGGGAAGTCCCGAAAGTCTGGGGCACCGTCACGATCAAGGGTATTAATTGCATGGGATTCTGGGACAAATCGAACCACACCTACAAGGTCAAGGCGTGATGCTGATTACGCCCGACGACCTGCGTCGTGCGGGCATCTGTGCCGCCGGCGCGCGGGGATGGTTCGCCACATACGGCCTCGACTTCCGCCATTTCATCCGAAACGGCATCGAGGCGGACACGCTCGCCGCGACGGGCGACGCCAATGCCCTCCGCGTCATTGCCCTGAAGCAGGCTGCGCTCGATGGGTAAGTCCGCCGCCGGCAAGATGGAGGTGACGGACTACCGCATCTCCTACCATGCAGGCGTCTGTATCGGGCCGGTCGATGCGCTGCTGAAGATATGGATCGGCGAGAAAATCGCCTGGGAGGGCGAGCAAACCTCGGCGCTCTACATCGAGATCAAGAAGCCCGACCTGTTCGGCGGCCCGACGAAGGAAGGCGGCTGTCGCGGCGTCGTGACGTTCCTGCCCGGTCAGTCAGATCAGGTTCTTTTCGACCCCCTGGCCGCGCGCATGGGCCGAACAGCAGCGACGGCGCCGGCCTATCGCGGCATCACGTCGCTGTTCTTCCACGGCGGCGGCTGGAGTACGGTCTGGAATCCGTCGATCAAGCAGAAGGGCTTCACCTTCGGCTCCAACAATCCATACCTGCGGTCGATATGGGTGACGGTTCGAGACAGCCCCAAGGTCTTCGCGGACATATCTCTGCGGATGATCGGGGCTAACGCCAATCCGGCCGCAATCATCTATGAGTGTCTGACGAATACCGACTGGGGCATGGGCTACCCCGAGTCCATGTTTCACACCGAAGACTACGAAGCCTGCGCCACGACCCTGCTGGCCGAGGGCTTCGGCATGTCCCTGATCTGGGCGCAGCAGGCGACGATCGAAGCCTTTGTGCAAGACATCCTCACGCACATCATGGCCGTTCATTTCCTTGATCCGGCCACGGGCAAATTCCGGCTGAAGCTGATCCGCGCGGACTACGACGTCGAAGACCTTCCCGTTCTCGACGCCAACAGCGTGAACACGGTGAAGTTCGACCGCAAGGCGTGGGAGGAGACGACAAACGAAATCGTCGTCACATGGACGAACCCCGAAAACGAGAAGGAAGAAACCGTCTCGGCGCAGGATCTAGGCAACATCACGATTCAGGGCGGCAACGTCATTTCGGACAGCCGCAGCTATTTCGGGGTGCGGAACAAGGATCTGGCGATGGCGCTCGCCCAGCGCGATCTGGCGACGGCCTCGACCCCGCTGGCGAAGTTCGAACTGACCGTGAATCGAACCGCATGGGATTACTCGCCGGGCGACTGCATCGTTTTGAACTATCCCGAATACGACATCGAAGGCCTGGTGCTGCGGCTCGGGAAGATCGACTACGGCCGCCCCGACTCTCGGGAGATCAAGGTCTCGGCGATCGAGGATATTTTCTCGCTGCCGGTGTCCGCCTACACGCTGCCGGACGGCACGATCTGGGAAGATCCTTCCACCGAGCCCACTGCGATGACCGCGGTGAAGATCATCACGACGCCGGCCTATTTCACATCGGCGCAACTCCGGGCGGCCGACACCGCCCAACTCGCCTATCCCGAAGTCATCGCGGCAATCCTCGCCTCGACGGCCGATGCCCTGGACATCGTCAATTACGATCTGATCGGCGAGACGGTGATCCCGACCGGCGACATGATCGGCGAAATCCTCGGCATCAAGGAAGTGTTGGGTTACACGACGCTCCAGGATGCCCTGGTCGAGGAGGCGGTCTCGACCGTAACCGATTGGGGCACGATCGTCGGGGGACTCGGCCCCATTGTCTCGGGCTTCGTGTTCATCGGCGACACGATCGAGGGCTACAACGAAATCGCCATGCTGCGCTCTGCAGACCTCGACGGCGAATGGGTGCTCGACCGCGGCGTCCTCGACACGGTGCCGCGCGCATGGGACGCCGGGACGCCTGCCTGGTTCGTCACGCGGTCCAGCAATTTCCTCGACAGCAACACCGTTCGCAGCGAGGGAGAAACGGCGCTCTATAAACTGCTGCCGCGCACCTCGCACGGCGTGCTGGACGAAGACGATGCGCCGGTCGTCGGCAATGAGATGTCCGCCCGGCCGCATCTGCCGAACCGCCCGGCCAACGTGACGGCCGGCGGCGTGCAGTTCGGCGCCATCGACCTGTCGTCGTCGCCACCGGCCACGGTCGCCGTGACGTGGTCGAACCGTAATCGGCTCATGGAGGACGTGACGGTCCTGAAGTGGACCGATGGTACGGTCGTTCCCGAAGTCGGCCAGACGACGACGATCACACTCAAGAACGTCGACGGCGAAATTATCACCACCCACGCCGGCCTGACCGGCACCAGTTTCGACGTGCCGGTCGCGTCGTTCGGGCCGCACGCCACCTGCGACTTCGTCGTCACCTCCGAACGCGACAGCCTGGAATCGCTTCAGGGCGTCGCGATCCGCGTGCGCTGGCGCACCGGGGGCTACGGCGACAACTACGGCAACGATTACGGCGGCTCCGGCGCTCCCGTTCCTCCCGGCACGCCGGGCGGCGGCGATCCGGGCGGCTTGTACGAACCGCCGCCCGACTACGACTTCCCGCCGATAGCCGGCAACCCATTCTTCTAGGAGACAATCACCATGGCTGAACGCAATCTTCCCGGTCTCGGTCTGCGCGGCTACTGGCCCGCCGGCACGGACGGCTGGGGCGACGAGAACGACGTCAATCTGCGCATGCTCTCGGCGCTGGTGGAGTGCGCCCCGATCTCCCGCGTCACGACGCTGCCCGGCTCGCCCACGAACGGCGACATCTACATCGTCCCCACGGGCGGCGACGCCAACAAGATCGCCATCCGCGACGAAGGGGCGTGGGTCTACATCGTCCCGACTGAAGGCTTCATCGCCTGGGTGAAGGACGAAAACGCACTGGTCGGGTATACCGGCTCGGCCTGGGCGCAGTTGGCCCCCAGCGGCGTCACGGCAAACGGGGCGTCCCTCATCACGGCGGCCAACTATGCCGCGATGAAGACCCTCCTGGCCGTCGCAGCAGCCGACATTTCCGACGCCTCGGCGAACGGGCGGTCCCTCATCACGGCGGCCGACTATGCCGCGATGCGAACCGCCCTCAGCCTCGTCGTCGGTACGAACGTCCAGGCCTATAGCGCCGAGCTTGCCCTGCCGTCTAACCGCGTACTCTGGCAGCTCATCGGCTGCAACATGAACGACAATACGCTGGACCAGGCATTCACGAAGCTCGGCACCTTCACCAACTTCCTGATCACCGAAATCCGGGCCGTTAACGCCTCGATCTCCCTGACGACTGCGACCGGCGGAATTTATACCGCGGCGGCCGAAGGCGGCGACGCCCTGGTGGGTTCGACTCAGGTGTATTCGACACTGTCGACGACCACTCGCGGCCTCATCCTGACGAAAACCGTTCTGGCGAACGGCAAACGGTCGGATACGAATATATATTTCAACGGCAACGCCAATCAGGCCGCCGCCGCGACTTGCGACATATACATCCTCGGCCAGCCGCTCTGAGGGCGACGTTGCGCCGCAGGGGCTTTCGTGGTAGCTATTCAACATAAAGTGTAATAATTCAATCAAAGGTTGACAGACCATGGCTGCACCGATCACGACCAATCTCTCCCTCCCGCTCGGTACCCTGGGCGATGTGCGATTCAAATCGTCCTATCGCGCCGCCATGGCGCTGCTCGACACGGCCGTTGCCGCCGCCGCCGGCGAAGCCGGCACGGTCCTGAACGGATCGAAGACCCACGATTTCGCCGATCTAGCTAACGCGGGCCGCGAGTCGACGACCGTGACCGTGACCGGCGCCGCCCTTGGCGACTTCGTGATCGGCGTCTCCGTCAGCGTCGATGCGGCCGACCTGCTGCTGTGGGGCTACGTCTCCGCGGCCAACACCGTGACCGTCGTAGCCCAGAACAACACGGGCGGCGCCGTCAACCTCGCCTCGGCCACGCTGGCCGTCCGGGTCCGCGCCGCCGCGTAATCGGGAGTTCGGCCATGGCCGCAGGGTTTCTGGGAAACATGCTGGAGGGGATCAAGCGGCTGATTGCCGCTCACTCTCCGGCGACCCCTGCGCCGTCACCGCGACTGGCGCTCCGAGATCCCGCCGCGTTTTTCGATCGCCTGCGAGAAACGCGCCTCGGCCCCACGTTCACCCAGAGGAAAATTAACGGCATAAACGCCATCCTCGACGCGGCCGGCGCGCTGCGGCAACCGATCGCCCACGTCGCCTACGAACTGGCGACCGCCATGGTCGAAACCGCCTTCACGATGCGCCCCCTCACGGAATTCGGCGATGTCGATTATTTCATGCGCCGGTACGACCTGACCGGCAACCCGGCCAAGGCCGCCGAACTGGGCAATACGAAACGGGGCGACGGGGCGACCTTCAGGGGCCGCGGCTTCGTGCAGATCACCGGCCGGGCCAACTACGCCAGGGCCGACCGGCTGCTCGGCTTGAACGGCGCCCTGTTGGTCAATCCCGAACTGGCCTGCGGCCCCACACTCGCCGCCAAGATCCTGACGCGCGGCATGTCAGAGGGGTGGTTCACGGGCGTCTCCCTGTCCGGCCTGCCGCGCACGGGTTTCGCCGACATGGCGCACTTCAGGGCGGCCCGGCGCATCGTCAACGGGACCGACCGCGCCCAGGAGATCGGCGTCTACGCCATTCAGATGCAACACGCCCTCTCGGCCGGCCGGTGGTCGTGATCTGGTTGACAACCAATCTGTTCAAACTGACATCGGCGGCCCTGCTGGCCGTCTGCGTTGTGCTGTTTGTCCTGTTCCGCATCGAACTGGCCGCGAACAGCGAGCTGTCCCTCGCACTGGCGCAGGCGCGCACGAACGAAGCGACGCTGTCCGGTGCGATCGCCGCCCAGAACGATCGCATCGCCGCACTGTCGGCCGAGTCCGCACGCCGCACGAAACGGGCGAAGGTGGCCATGGCCGCCGCGAAGCCGGGCGTCACGGCGGCCGAGCGCCGAGCGGCCGAGATTCTGGCCTACCGGCCCAAGGGCGCCGACGAGTGCGCCCGCCTGCGCGACGTGGACGCCCGTCTGCTGGATGGACTGCCGTGAGCCGCAGTGGCCGCAGCACCCTCGTCCCGTTCGCCGTGAGGGGCCCGCTCGTCACCACCGCGTCCCTGCTGCTGGCGGGCTGCACCGCCACGCCCATTATCGTCACGAAGCCCGTCGATATGCCTGTCGCGGTGTCGTGCATCCCTGCGTCGCTCCGGGCCGAACCGGAATACCCGGACACATCCCTGAACCTGCGGGCCGCCGGAAGTCCGGAGCGACGCTTCCAACTGATCCTGGCCGGCCGCGAGATCCGCATCGGGCGCCTCTCCGAACTTGAGCCCATCGTGGAGATTTGCCGGTGAGTTTTAACGGATCGACGCTGATTCCGGCCGTGGTCGCCGCCGTGACGGCGGGCGCCGCCGCCGCCGAGACGGTTCCCCTGGAGCCGACCAACGACATCATTCGGCTGGTCGTCATTCTTGGCGGGGTTATCGTCGGCACGATCGCACGGTCCCCAAACTGGTTCGACGAGACGACCGGAGCCTTTAAGAAGCGGGTCTTTCTCGTCGACGTATCGGCCGTAGGCCTGATCGCGATGTGCGCCTGGTCGGCCGCTATATTTTTCGACTTGACCAATGCCCAGGTCGGAGCGGGGACCGGCTTGGCGACCTTTTTCGGCCTAGCGCCGTTCCGGGATTTCGCCCTGACGGCGCTCATGGATTGGCTCGCGCGCAAGACTGGCAAAAAGTGAGGATTTTCCCCCGTGGCGCTTGACAGCGAGAACGATCGACAGACCGAGCAAATCCGGCGCAGCGCCCTGAACGCCTTCGGACGCGGCATCACAACCCCGCTAGGGAAGCGCATCGTGGAAGGCCTCGGGACGGCAATGTTCGTCGGCTACGTGATGCTGATGACCTGGATCATCGCCACGAACTATGCCAATCGGATGTGGCGCGGCACCGCGACGACAAACCAATGCCTCTTGCTCAGCCTTCAGGCCGACCACGATCCGTCGAAGGGTGTGCCGGCGTGGTGCCTGGGGCCGCTTGAGGAGATTCGGTCCGGGAGTCGACCGTCCTGACTACCCACATCGACGAAGAACTCAAGCGGTTCGCGACGCCCCGGCAGGCCGAGTATATCGACGCAGTCAATCAATACGGCAGCGCACGCAAGGCCGCGGCGCCACTGAATACGTCGCACCAGGTTATCACGAATGCAGTCCACGCAGTCCGGAAGAAGGCCGCCCTGCAGGGCTACAGCCCCGACCACGATTACACGAAAACCGTGCCGGACGGCTTCATGGTTCGGGGCGTCTCGTCCTACTACAATAAGGAAGGCGAGCTCTCCGGCCAGTGGGTCAAGAGCCGCGCCGACGATCAGGCGCGCGAACAGATCATCCGCGAAGCCTTCGCCGCCATGGCCGACCAGTTGCCGCGGCTGGAGCCTATCGCGGCGCCCGATCCCCTCGCTTCGCCGCTCTGCAACCTCTTCACCCTGACCGACTCGCACGTCGGCATGCTGGCCTGGAGACGGGAGGGCGGGGAGGACTGGGATCTGAAGATCGCCGAGGACGTCCTGACGCGATCGTTTGAGCATATGGTCGTCGCGGCGCCGCGCGCCCGCGTGGCCGTGGTGAACCAGCTCGGCGACTTCCTGCACCAGGACTCCATGTCGCCGGTCACGCCGACGCACGGTCACATCCTGGACAGCGACACCCGGTTCTCGAAGATCGTCGCGGTCGCACTGCGGATCTTGCGGCGCGTGATCGATCGCGCCCTGGAGACCCACGACGAGGTTCACGTCATCCTGGCCGAGGGCAATCACGATATTGTGTCGTCGCTCTGGCTGCGCCACATGTTCAAGGCGCTCTATGAGCGGGAGCCGCGCGTCACGGTGAACGACAGCGAACTGCCCTATTACGTCTACCGGCACGGCCGGACGATGCTCGCGTTCCACCACGGTCACATCAAGAAGAACGAAGCCCTGCCGCTGTTCTTCGCGGCCCAGTTCTCCGAGATGTGGGGCGCCACGGCGAAGCGGTATGTCCATGTCGGGCATCGCCACCACGTCGACGAGAAAGAGCATCCCGGCATGAAGGTCGTGCAGCACTCGACCCTGGCGGCCCGCGACGCCTACGCGGCCCGCGGCGGCTGGACGACCGAGCGCCAGGCGCTCGCCATCACATACCACGAGGAGCATGGCGAAGTGGCGCGCAACACCGTTACGCCCGGAATGCTGGGGTAGGGTGGATTATCGCGACACCCTTACAAGCGCCACGTTTATCCTCGACCAGAAACCAATCTCGACCGGGCCGTATACCACGCCGGCGACCATCGCGGCGGCGACATGCCCCAGGATGATCGAACTGCCGGTGTCCCGGATGTAGGTCAGAAGCTCGTCGGCGTAGGCTCGTCCACGGGCGCAGTCCTGAGTGTAACGCCCCGTCCGGGTCGGATACCAATAGTCGGAGCCTCGCGCGAAACTGAATGGCGGCATGGCGCCGGATTCCTCGGCGCTCCAAAATGAGGTGGGACGGTCGCCGGAAACGCGGGCGAAAGGGAGTTCGGCGATCGAGGCGACAGGCTGCATCAGAGTTCTCCAGGGCGTGATGAGTATGAAATAATACGCAGTCGGATAGGTTTGGCAAGAAGAAAATCAACCTGACTCGCCGGGGTGACAGAAGGAGTCACCTTGATATGCGGTGGGGGTGATTCGACGGCTTAGGC